ATTGAATACAGCTTCTAGGACAGTGACATCCATTTTGCAATACTCTACCATCTTATCCATAGCTTTCTGATCTTTCTTAAATACTATGTCTTTCCACAAATCTAATCCTCCTGTATCCATCTTTTGACCTACTCCTAAATACTTAGCTATATAGTCTAGTTTATTACTATTAAAATTAAAGTACTTTCTAGCCCATTTAAGAGTATCTATAGTCTTTGGCGAGGGCATAACATCAAGACCATGTAATAAAGCTCTTGTACGCAACCATTTAAGGTCAAATCTATCCCCATTATGAGCCACAATTTCTGTAGCTTGAGCCATAACTTTAAGGAATGCCTTAATCATTGCCTTATCAGATTGCTTTTTATCCCATGTTAGAAATTGTACATCACCATCTGACTCCCATTTATAGCAGATGCAGATGATTGCTCTCTCATGGATAATATCACCTGGATTGATTGTGAGGTTATAGCCTGCCCTCCAGCAGACAGACACGTTGAAACTCGTCTCAATATCAAAGAATAATCTTTTTCTTACCATAAATATTTATCCCTCGCAAATTTAAAGAGATATGATAGCAGTAAGCCTATGCCTACTCCCACAAATAATAGACTAAGATTGCCATTAGCTCTAGGCCTTGTAGCCTTAGCCTGTGCTTTCTGAACTATTCTATCTTTGTAGATAGTTTTTACTTTTAGTTTATAAGCTAGTCTCTCCTGGTATCTTGTTCTAGGAACATAAGTTGTCTTATACTTTATAATAGTATCTTTAGTAGTGATGAATTTCTCCCATACTATGCTATCATGAATGATAACAGGGATAGAATCTAAAGTTGTGATTCTTATAGTATCTCCTGTTTGCTCACAAGTATATCCTTTCTTAATTGCTTTGTTAAGATGATATTGTGCAGAGCAGCTGCTGAGTAGTAAGATTATAGCTAAGTATCTCATCATTCTTTTATTTCAAAGTGCATCCAATCGTAGTTCTTCTCTCTACCCAAAGATATAAATCCATGCTTATAGAATATATCTATCATTGCCTTATACTCAGGTCTTGCAAATCTTGCAGTTTTCGCTGATTCTTTAAGTAGATTTCTAGCAGGATCTAGATCAATGGCAATACCCCATGAGTGCATGGATAGTGCTGTACCTCCCCTCATCTTTCTATAGTTGAAACATCCACCGAATAAATCTATCCCTAACTCCTTAATCTTATCATAGCCATAGGTAGCTAAAAGCTCACAAAATACAGCTGTAAAATTATCAGCCACTAGTTTATGGCACATCATAGAGTTGACAGTGCTGTCTAAGTCCCAAGCTATTCTCATTGGATAAGGTAGCTTAATCTTTACTAAGTATCCTGCACCTGTTACATTAGCAGTACCGTATTTAGATGTTAATTCCCATCTAGTCATTTTAGTTTGTTTAGGTCCTCTTTAACTTCCTTAGCTCTAGCAAATAATGCCTTTCCACTTTGCCACAGGTCCAAATGGTAGACTTGCTTGTATGACTCATTAATTGACATCACCTCTATACTAGCTAGTACTAGTGCCACTACCTTTGTGAGCATAAATGGTACACTAAAAAAAGTAAGCATGATATCATTTAGTATGAATCTATCTATTAAAAAGAACATTATCACAGTGACCTCATAGAGTGCTAACTTACTAATGATAGCTGAGAGCTTTCTGCTAGTTATTTTTTCCCCTAACTTTTTAGCTTTCCAAATGCCTGTGATAGTATCAATGATAATTAATACTCCTATCATTAACAAGATGCCACTTATTGGTAAAAAGAATGCAAAGCATATAGATATAAGTGTCAATAGTTCTGATTGTATAGATATTAGTAGTAGGGATAATTGTGCTTTCATTCTTTAGATTCTATTTCAGATGCTAGTAAAAAAGTAAGATAAGATATTAGTAGGCATCCTAATAATTTGAAATGTAACTGATCAGCAAATACTAATGAGATACCTGAAAGATATCCAAAGCCAAAAGTTAAGAATGATAAGATGCCTGAGTGCTTCATATTATTAAGATTGAATTGTTATAGCCATTGCCTCCTGCACCTCCACATAGACCATTGCACTCTAGTAAGCCATTAGATAGACAGCTACAACCATCAATCATAGGTCTAAGGTCAGTATCTCGGTTAGTATCACTAGTGAATACAGGATACAAAGCTCTATTCTTAAGTAGGTATCTTATTAATCTTTGCTCAAAGAATGCAGCCTTTTGTGCATAATGTTCCATACTGAATGCTATTGTACCTCTATCTACAGATGAGCTATTATCTCCAAATTGAGTTTGCAATCCTTTATTCTTTAGCTGTAATGATAGGCCAAATACAGCATCCTCTGCTGCTCTCCATGCTATAATAGGCTGTATGAATGTAACTAGAGTTTCTTCATCAGGATCTAAAGTCTGATTATTGTACTTAGTTAGTAAGTCATTATAGAATGTAGTACCTAAGATAGGCATGATTCTTAGCTGAGCTTGAGTAGCTAAGTAAGGAGTAACATTGTTGACATCTACATTAGCTGTGATGGGTGTGTTATTCTTTAGATAGGTTTCTGTTATAAAGTATAGCATTATATTATAGGTGTTTGTGCAATTTGTGACCTGCTTTTATCTCCTCCAGGTACAGGAGGTAAAGATGCTAAGGCTCTAATCTCATTCTCGGTCATAGTCTCAAGTACTTTAGTAGCTACTAATGGTGATAGAGTATTAAGTGCATCATTAGTCTTAGAGGTATCTCCCTCAAGTTCTACTATTGCCTCATTTATAATTTGATAATTATTGATTGTAAAATCTGCATCTATCTTAGCTATGAATAGTAGCTCATTAAAGATGTCAGATACCTGGTCTCTTAATGGCATTACTACATTTTTTTCAAATATGATATAAGCCTGCTTAATATCTGAGCCATTACCTAGTGATCCTGTAGTACGAATACCCATAAGTATAGGATCAATGGTGTGAGAGAAACATATCTGCTCAGTATTCAGCTGTGATGCCTCTTGGAATAGACTATCATTACCATTAGTAGGTAGTGACTCTATCTTTGGCAGTTGGTCCTGACTATTAGCAAAGAATGCTACAGCTTTACCTGCATTGGCAGCACCTTTCAATCTATCAATGGTATTTCTTATCATGTTTTTCTCCTCCTCAGACTGAGGTCTTTTAGGGAACATCATAGCAAAGCTAGGAAATACTGAATTTTGGATGTTACTTTTAGCAAAATAGCTAAGTTCACCTGATAAGAATGCAAAGTTTAGAGCTGAGGTGTAGGTAGGTAGTGGATAATAATCCTGACCAATACTCTCAACCTCATATACAAATAACTGCTCATAATCTCTAGAGGTAGGAGTATATCTCCTTATCTCCTGGACTCCAATCCTACTAGCCCAATCATCACAGATATAGTATCTCTTTCTATCTAAGTTTACTCTAAGTTTCTCAGGGGATAGATTGACTATCTTTGTGAGTTTCATCTTATCATCAAAGCATAGCTTGAAATATATTCTATTGTGTAGTATTAGTTGCTGAGTTACTGCAGGAACTATCTTTTTTATGTTTAATTTTCTCTCTAATGTGTATAGCTCTAGCTTATCCTGTGGAGTAAGTCTATCAGCTACTATATTAAATCCACCACCTACAGCTGCATTCACTTTATACCCTACAATAGAGCCATGCAGTGGACTGCTGTAAAATATTTGATTGAGTAGCTCAGGAAATAAATTATCCTGCCCAAAGGGGATGTATCCATTAGTCTGATTTCTACCATTTACATAAGGTAGTGTAAGATTTGCACCTCCTACTTTAAGGAATGGAGTAGAGAATGACTGATATCCCTCTACTATTTCATGCTTTACTGTTTTGAAAAAATCTTTTAATGCCATAATTATTCGTAAATTGATGATACTATTGGTCCTGATACTACCATCCTACCCTCTTCAATCACTACTCCTGTAGAGTTAGCAATAGTTGGAGGTGTGGTACTTGACTCATAGATGCTGTATGTATACTGTCCTTTAACTAACTCCAAATCTACAGGCTCATCTAGCTCA